TTTATTGTTCTTTATCCTCCCATACATGTCAGAAGCAAAGCTATTTTTTGATCGTACATATTCCCTTTTTACCTTAGCCCCATGATTATAAGTATAGGGCAAATAAGTAAGGTTCTCTTTCATAGAAAGAGTATCATACGATAAAAAACCTTCCATCTCATCAATCTTGAAATGCTCGATCAATTGATCATAGGTTTCTTTTGTACACAATGCAAATTGTGAGCCTTTCACACCATAAGAATGATGATATCCCATATGACCCAAAACATTACCTATTTGAGATCTATTTAATCCAATAAACGAATTTACTTTTGTAAAATATGCCCGCAATTCCAAGTTAAAGGCTCGATCTATATCGTCTTTTCTAGGTGGTCTAAACACTAATATATCTTCAAAAAATCTATGGGGCTGAATCCCTGTTAAAGCAAAATTAGAATGAGCATTCTTGATCCATACATAATCGTGATTAAACCATGTTCTTTTGAAAGTCATTAAATCAGCGGTAAACATGCCTTGACTTGTTAAAATGATATTCCCGTTATCCTTGATCACTCGTTCATATTGCGCCCATAGTTTAGCCATATCAATTATCGAATCCCATTCGCAGTCCGTCGTTCCATAAGGCAAATCACAAAGGATCATATCAATCGATTTGCTGGGGATTGATGGCATGAGGTCAAGGCAATCGCCAAGGTGAATTTTGTTTTCTTCTAGCATTAATGACTCCTCATTGCTTTGATATGTGATTGCACAAGATCGATCTTCTTTTTGACCGTCAAAGAAGTGGATGGAATTGGCTTATCTGGCAGTATCTCACTATCACGCCAAAGCCAATTAATAACATCGTATCTGAGCGCGTCTAGTGGATCTTCCTTTCCGTCTTTCTTTGGCATCTCTTTGCCATCCCAAGCATAGGATAAGATTGCCTTTCTGAAAGAATTGCCTTGAGCTGATCCACCTTTATCCCATACATCTTTAGTGCATAGAATTCGCCTTTGATGGATGAGTCTTTTAACTCTTTGAACGCCGTTTAAGATGTCGGTTCGTATTGGATCAGTTGACCACCTAAAAGGCATACCGATGCCACCTTGCGCCGGTGGCTTAGCCAGCTCATGGAAGGCAGATAGAGCGGTGCGATCTGATCTAGCTGAGCCAGCCTTATCACCGGATGCACCATCAAGCAAGATACGGCTGGGGTAGTGTTTGGCCAGCTCTCTAGGTGCAGCGATCTTCAAGATCTCTTTAGCAAGATCTGACAATGTGATTTCTTGAGGATTGATTTCAGCGCAGATCACTTCAGCATTTAGAGACGGATCATGAGCCAAGATCAAGACTGAAGGCTTTCTAAAGCCGAAATCAACCACAATTCTTGCACTCATAGAAGGCTGGTATTGCCAATCGTCTATGATGTGGCTTAGTGTCCACTCACTGAAGACAACGCCTTGAGGTGGCTTTGGCTGATTTTCTACCATCGCAAGGCGTTCAGCTTCTGGCAGGTTCTTGACTGCTTCAAACCATGCTTCAGATAGATTGGTTTTGTTGACATGGCTTGAATAGAAAATTGGCGTGCATCCGGCTTTCTCTGCAAAGTCTACCCACCAAGCTCCCCAAACTGGAAGGCCAACCATAACCAGCTTCGGAGATGGACCAGATCGAAGACGGCCTAAAGTCTTCTGAGCAACTTCTTCGGATAGAGTTTGACATTCATCAATCAACGCAAGGCCTGAAGTGATGTTAAGGCCTTCCAGTGGATTATGTGTTGCGTCTCTTGTACCTGGTCTGAAATAAGATCTGCACCAAACGATATGACCATTTGGCGCCGTCCATTTTCCTTCTTGTTGGTGGTATATCCAACCATAAGGCACAAGCCACTTTTCAATTTCTGGACCTAAGACCGATCGATAGCGTGGCGCTGTGTCGGTGATCAAAAGAGATGATTTATTTGGATGGATGCTTGACCAGGTCCACAAGGCAAACACAAGCGCCGAAGTCTTGCCACTACCCCAACCGGCTCTAACTGCAATAAATGGATCATGAGAATAGATCAGCTTGTCAATCAGATCGATTTGTAAAGAATTTAGTTTGAGCTCAATATCAGTCTTCTTCATCGTCAATTTCTTCTGGCAATTCGTGATTTACTTGCACCACTTGAGCGTGTTTCTCTTTTTGCACCTGCTGAATAACATTGATGATCACCTTTGAGTCATCTGATTTTGTGTTCATGTCAATCGTTGCCTTCTCTCCGAATTCAGCCGGAAACTTGCGAGCGAGTAGCCATTGACTTGCACGCACATCACTTTCAGAATGCCTTTGAATATTCTGAAGGTGCTTGATCTTCAATGAGATTTCAGCTCGCTTGATGTCTGCCACCAAATCCGGATCGTTTTTCATCCATCCATTCCAAGTGCTATATGCGATCCCAACAAGAGATAAAGCGTCAGTTTGGGATAGGCCTTGAGAGATAAAATCAAGCACCTGCTCGGTTGAGATCAGCCTCTTTCTCTTTGCAACCTCTGACTTGTCTTCTGGCTTTTTTGTTAGTGCAGTACTATTTTTGCCGGCTTTAGAATCAACCATATCATTTTTAACGATTTTATCGGCTGTTGTGGATGGTTTACTTTTCGCCATGATCTAACTCCCTGATGATTTTAGTAGTGATCTTCTCAATAGCATCATCATCATCGATAGACAAAACTTGATCAAGATCAGACTTATTGAGACCGTCAAGCATAAGCTTTTCAGCTAACTTTGAAACTTTGATAGAGTGCCTATCACTGAAGGCATCTAGCAAACTGATGAGCTTAGTTGAGATATAGAGATTGAGAATTGATTTTCTATCTTTGATTTTCATAGAAAGATAATCTCACTTGCAAGGAGTTTGACATAAGTTTTCCCCTCGTGTTGGTTGATCTGGATCTTGCCGATAACGGTGATCTTATCCCCCTTCTTGAGTTGAGTTGAGACGAGATTGGCAAGTTGTCCCCAGACTTCGCAGTTAAACCAGGTAACTTGATCTTGATCTTTGTATCTCTCTGAATAGGCAACTGAAAAAGTAGCAAGATCTTTTTCACCGATCTTCTTGACTTGTGGATCACTGCCAGCGCGGCCGATAAGGTGCATTCTATTGAGCATTTTTTCTTACTCTCTTTGTAAAGTGGAGATTGTCCACCGCTGAAATATAAAGCGTTTTGTAAAATCGATTAGCCAGTTTGATCAATTCCTTTTCTGGATCTTGAGCGGCTAAGACCTGTTTGCAATATTTACGATTGCGAACGACCTTTAAAGAAATGGTCACCATTTTCTCAACAAGGTATCTCATTGAGATGGTTTTATTGTCTAGCATCAAATCAAAGTATTCGTTTGTATATTCATAGTCATCAATGCACACATCAAGGATAATATTTGATGTTGCTGAGCCGATGATAAAGCCAGTGTCTGAGCTTTGATAGGTGAAAGCACCTGCGTTCTTGACTAGACAAATAGCTTTAAAAAAGTTGTGCAAAGAGACGGAATCGCCTTTGAAAGCATCCATTGATACATGCAATTTATAAACTGAAAATTCTCTCATTTTCTGGCCTTCAGTTGATCGTAAATCTCTTTGATCTGCTTGATGTTTTCATCATTTTTTTCTTTGGATAGATCTTTGATCTTGCCTTCAATCTCCTGTTCACTGGCAAATTGCTTTTCAAGATCCTCACCATGCTTTTTGATCATGTCTGAGAAGATGTCGCTGATGCAGATCTTCAAGGCGGTTGCGACATCTGGCGCCTCGATTTTAAACATGGCATCGATTACCCCCTCAAGACTGATGAGGCGATTGATTAAAGTGGTGTTGAGCATAATTTTCTCCTTTATGTTGTGTTATATAAACACATCAGCAACAATTATTATATATTATTATATAATATTTTTTAAGGAGTATCATGAAAATAAAAGTGAACGATGGATTTGTGGAATTGGTTGACCACATGGGGGATGATCTGGCAATTGTCAATGCCGCTCGCGTCTCTTATGCCGGAGAAAGCAAAGAATGGACCAACAAAGATGAGAAACTTTTGAGGTACCTTTGGGATCATAATCATTCATCTCCCTTTAGACATGGCAACATTAAATTCAGAATTAAAGCGCCAATCTTTGTACTGAGGCAGTGGATGAAACATCA